TCTGACGCACTGCCTGGATGCCGTCCTGCACGCTTAAATCCGGCACTATTGCCATGTTGTTAATGCCAAGGTATTCAGCCATCTGTTCGATTACGCTTTTGCCTTGCGCGGCTAAAGTTTTTGCGCGCGCGTCATGCGGCAGGTAATGTTTGCCGTATCGATACGGTTTTCCGGTAACAACTGCGGCAAGTTCTTTTATGTTTGCGCCGCTAACTGCGTAATAATCAATGACGTGAATTTCACCGCGAATGACTTGATAAAACCAAATTGCGGTATCGTCACGATAGCCCAGATCCCATGCTGTATGCACAGGCACCTCTGGCTGATAATCAACTTGCGTGATGCGCCCGGTGTCTGTTGCTTCGCGCATTTCGACACCGTAAAAAGCGCCAAGTATTGCCGCGTCAAACGAACACTCGTATTCCTGGTCAAACTGATCTTTACTGAGTTGCGCTCGCGCTGCGTTTAGTTCTGATTCAGGAAGCAATCCCGATTTGCTTGCTGGCAGTTCTAGCAAAAACCAATCATCGGATTGTTTCTGTGCCGTTTGGCGTATGTCATAAAACTGGTTTTTGCCTTTTGGCGTGCCGCCAAACACGCACCAGCCTTGCTTATCGCTAAGTGCCGGACGCACGACGTTTCCCCACACGCTAGGCTTGAAATCGCCAAATTCGTCCAGGTAAACGCCCGAAAAACCAAGACCGCGCATGGCGTCTGCGTTGTCTGCGCCGAACAGCCGGATCTTGCTGTTGTTGAGAAGCGTTACCGTCAGCTCTGCCTCGTTGCTATCTTTGGTGATTGGCTCAGAATAATGCTTGAGGTAATCCCACACGACGGATTTAGCCTGGCTTCGATAGGGCGCAACGTAGCCGTAAAGCGGCATGGAATCGCGGCTTGTGAATGCCGCTCGTATCATGTCGTTGATTGCTGCTACGGTTTTTCCTGCGCGCCTGTGCGCTACCAGGCACGACCAGCGTTTTGTACGAGCATGAAACGGCATAAACGCCTTGCGAGGCGAATACGGCAGTGTTATTTCTCTGACTGCCATCGGCAAATAAACTCTTGAGGTGCGCCATCGGGACCGCTCACTTCTGCGCGAGAAAGTTTAGGAACATGGTATTCCAGCAAATCAGAAAAACATTTAAAAGCTGCTTGAGGCCCATCTTCGGCAGCAATTTGATCTAGCCATTCTTGCAATCTATCGGCGTTTCCGTCAACAAAACGAGCAATAGCCTCTCTTGCTCTTGCCGTAACTTTATTAGGTTTTCCGGCTCGACTGCCTCCTCCGGTCTTTGTTCCATTTCTAGCCATTGAAATTGCTCTTTATGACTCTTTGCGATTCCGCATCCGCTTCATTGCCTCTGCCAGTTTTTTTCCCTTGTCGGCCTGATTGTATTCTTGCGCTACAGTAACCGGCACGCCAACCTTTTTGGCTAACTGCGGATCGTGTGCGGCTGCTGCCATAAGACGAGCTTGTTCTGGTGATTTTGATGGCATTATTTTAAAACTTTGAGTTTATAAATAGTTGAATCAACCAGTTGCGCCACTTCGTCTACGATATTTTGCAGTTCAGTTTCCTTTGGCAATAATTTTCGTATGCTATCCACAAAATCTTTTATTTTCTGAAAATACGTGAGCGGCACTTTTGCAACGTGAAAATCGCTGGGGTATAAATTTATGACTTCGTAGCAACCTTGATAGGCTTCAGCCCATCGGTCAACAATATCTACAATTGATTCGTAGTACGTTTCCAGCGCCTTGTGTTCGCTGAAGCTTTTCGTTTGCAGGTGCATAAAATGGGCGTTCGTGCCGCTATGAAACAGCACAGACACGAACAGCGCGGCGTTTTTTGTGTACTCCACAGTCGCCTTCCAAAGAGAGGCAACGGCGGCTCTTTTTGGATGCCCGCCCACCCAGCCGCCGTTTTTACGGGATTATGCGATGCACGATAGATTGACGCAAAACTATCTTAGACCACAATAATTTTTAATGCAAGTTGAAAAATCACGACAAATCAACGATACGCTGCACGTATTTTCCTTTTGAATTTTTTGCCCAGCCGTGAACTTCGACGCGAATTCCGGCTTCGCGCACGCGCGCAATTGTTTCCGAGTCGGCTATTTTACGAACTCGGCTTGCCACTCCGGTACTGGTCACCTGCACAGCCAATACCTCGTCGCGTCGTATAGCCAATAAATCAGCCCAGCCCCACAAATCCTTGCGCGTGCGTGTAAACGCATTCCATTTTTCTACCACTTCAACCAGATACCCCAATCCACGCAATGCGGCTAGGCTTCGTTGTGTCGGCGTCATGCTCGTTTCCTCCTGTTATTTTGCGCCAATGCGCGCCAATATGCGCCAATGCGCGCTATAAAAAACAATGGCGCACATTCGCGCGGGGAGTGCGCCAATGCGCGCGCACCGCGCGGGGGGGTATGGGGGGTATTGCGCGGCGCACTTTTTTCCTCCTTTGGCGCAACTTTGTTAGTATCCGCTAACATATAAATCTCACTCATTTTCGGATTTTTCGTCCGGCATTGGCGCACCTCCAGCCACAAAGACCTCTTTCTTTTTACGGTCTTTGGTCCTGAAAATTGCCCTATGTATAGATCCTTCGGCCTGCATTTCGGCAAGCAGGTCCATCAAATCTGATGACGTTTTTACGCTTTTGGGGAAGCCTGCGCGTTTGCTTAAAGTGATCCAGACTGAATACGGGCCGGTATTTGCTGTGGTGACGGTTTCGCCCCTGCTGTTAAAATCTTTTATCATGGCAATCAGTTCTACTTTTGCCGCGTCAGCCGCTTTTTTGCGCTCGGCGGCAAGGATAGCTGCATTAGCGGCTGCGCCGACATCCGTAAAACTGCCGTCCTCCAGCGGCACGCCGTCATGCCATCTCAGGCGTATTGTCTTGGCGCGCGGACCTAGATTGGCTTTCTGGTGTTCCAGCGTCAGGCAATCCTCGTCCTTTTCTACAGAAAGAGAAAGGCGAGATCTGACCGAATTGTGCCAGGCAGTGCTGCCGCTATAGTCCTCGCGTCCGGCTTCCCTGCCTCCTATGGCAGAAACCTTATTCACGTGCGCCAGCAGCAGTACCGCCCGCCCTGGGCGCGCAATACGTGACCGCAGCGAGCGCACAAACTGCCGCACCCTGGCGCGGCGAATCTCATCATCGTCGTAAGTATCACTGGCATTGTCTATCACTACCATCCCGATGCGGCGATCGGCAACCAATGTGGATAACGCGCCCAACAGCTGGGTTTCTGTTTTTCCACGCTGGTCGCGGTGCAGCGCCGGGTCTATGTCTGACGCATCCAGCAGCAGTAATTTCCCCTCCAAATCCGCAGGCAAAACAGATAGCGCATTACATAGGCTGTGAAAACGCCGTAAAACGACCTGTGAGCCGTCCTCTCCCGAAAAGAATAGTACGGGTGCGGCAATAGTCTTAAGACCGCAGAATGGCCTTCCTAAAGCAACGTGGATGGCAATTGACATAGCCACGTAAGATTTACCTGTGCCGCCGTGACCAGCCAGTAATGTAACCTCGTTTTGCGGTATCCATTTGTCCACAAAATGAACTATAGGCTCAAACGGGTCATCAAACGCATCAAACGAAATTATTTGTTTTTCTAAATCAGAAATCGTAATTTGAGGATCTGCTGCGTCACTGACGGATCGGCTTAACGGGTTTTCCCACCCAGCTGCTTGAGCGCGAGAAAATAGGGTCTTGATGCTGATTCCGGACTCTTTATTGGCAGAAAAGGACAACCATTTGGCTCGCTGATTTTTGTGGTCGAATTTCCCCGACTGACAAGACCAGTCTACCCACACCTGGTAAGCCAGATCACCCAACCCTGTCGCGTGCAGCGCCATGCCTGCCTCAATCCACTCATGGTAATCGTCTGCGTTTAACACGCGCAACGCTTCTGCCGCCTCAGCCAGTTGAATTGGTAACGTGTAGTTTCCAGCATTTGAACCAACAGCATTAGTGCTAGATACCGGATCGATCAGCAACCTCTCCAGCCACACAGGAGCCTGCGCCGGAGAAAATCCAGCCAGCACATCCAGCCCATCATCCCAGGCGTAACGCCTGCCCGAATGATGCATACTCGGCTCTGCTACTATGTAGCCATTAGCTTTGACGTCAATGCCCACAC